GTTCAATTAGATGATGATAATGAAGACCCTGCAACATATGGAAAGAACAGATTATCCGTAGCGCTTTATGGAAACTATTTCCGAGGTGTAACTGTTAAGAATTGTAATGGAGATATTAAATTTACCAACATCTGTGTTGATGGAGCGAGTGGAACAGACAGAGACGCCTCTTTCTTGATGAGCCACAATACCGAGCACGGGTTTGATATTAATTCTTCTGATGTTCTTCTACAAAATACTGCGGTGTGTAGAACTAGAAACACGGGATATAGATTCCGTAACTCTGAGATAGGTATTCTTGGTAACATGATAGCTTATCGTGTTTATCCTAAAGATAGTACTGGCATTAGAGCTAAAAATATATTTGGTGTAGGATTACAAGCAAAGAATTCTGTAATTTCTTTTTCTAACAACCCTCTACCTGTTCCCGGAATTTCTACAACCTTCAACAGGTATCAAATAACTTTCGCTAAGAATGATATTGGTATCCAGTTGCATAATTCTCACTTGGAAGGAGGAACTTATCAAGAGGGCACAACAATTCCAAACGCAGGAGGAGGGGACCGCCAAACCTCTATTCTTCAGTCTTTCCAGAATTACTTATATGGTATTGAGTGTGTAGGTTCCGAGATTAATTATCTTGGACGTCTAGATGTTTTCAATAACCGAGAAGGCATTAAGTTATTAAATAGTGTACTGCGTTCTCCTCAATTCACTTCAGATGATAATGAAGGAATTGGAATCAACTTAGAAAGCTCTGATTTAGTTTATGGATATAGAGGAGACGAACTTTACGGTTTTCAATCTAACGGAAACCCTTATATTCCGAACGGAGTAGAAGGTCTAGGGGGCTCATGGCTTCATGCGAAACCTGCATATGCAGTAAGTTTTAATGGACAAAACCTACGTGCCTCTAAGAACTCAAGTATTAAACCCTACTATTCCACCCATACTGTATCTGGATTACCAGACTATATTGGGAACTGGGGAGGACAATCCATTGATTACTTTACTGGTCGTACAAATGTAGACACCTCGGTCTCTGCTGGTTTCGCTACTTGGCACGGCTCAGAGTTTGCTCGATATAAAGATTTAATTTTTGAAGGAGGTGGTGTGGCTGGTGCTGGAAGTGCTACTGATGTTCCTGGTGTTTTAGTTGAGGGGAATTCCGATGTAGAGATATTAAACTTTGGTGCTGCTGCAGAGGAGAACGCTCCTGGAAAAGGTAGGATTGCTTATGTTACTGATAACTCTAATCTAGCCTTAAGAGGAACTCACCACTCTAACACAACTTTATATCTGGATACGAGTAGTACACCTGGAAGTGTTTACTCAAAACCAAGAATTTGGTGTTCCTCTCCGGTGTGCGCGGATAATAATTCTACTATAGAATTAACTGGTCCTACTAAGATTAGTAGGTTTGGGGTTGGAGCGTTGGCTGATAATAATTCAGTTGTTAAATTTACTACCCCTAACAATGGTGCAATTCCTGAAGTGGTTAAGTACGGTTTGTTGGACAGTAGAAACCATACTCAAGTGGAAATTCATTCCAACAGAGCATGTTTTGTTGCGAACAAAAACTCTGGAGTTGTGCTCGAGCACTTAGGCGGTTTTCCGTTTGGGTTTGTAAGTGCAATTTCTAGCCCAGGTACTGCAGTTCAACCTTCCTCTATTGTTTTGAAGTATGCAGGAGAATATCCTGGAGCTACTTATCAAACCTCCGCCCTTTGGTGGAGCTCCACAAGTGGAGCATATATGCAAGCCTATCCTAACGGCTTCTCTCAACAGACCCCAACAGCGTGGGCAGCTGCAACCTCTGGCACCGGAAAAGCTCATAGGCAAGGACGCCTATTGTTTGGCTCTACTGGCACGGATAGAAAGATGGAAGCGATTACCAATGGAGGTATGGTTGGAAGGGCTGTTAATGGAAGTTACTTAGATATACTAGGAGTAAACTTCAAATTTGATATGGACCATAGAAGTGTTTCTGGTGTAGTATACAATCCCTATAATCATGGGCGAGAAAACTACGGAGGAAATGGAGAATACGATGAGCCTGGAAATGATAACAGCGATACTGGAGGAACTAGTGGAGGATACTATGGTGGCTCCGGTGGCGGTGGGTACGAAGGCGGAGGGGGAGGATTCGGACAAGGTGGACAATTCCAATACGATTTCTCTTCCGATTGTTCTTTAATGCCCGCCGATGATTTCGCAGGTGGCGGACAATATTTTGGGTCAAGACTCCACATGTTTAATATTGCGGACACATCTAGAATAAAAGCCCAGGACTTATTGGTTAATGGAAATAATCCTCTTACCGAATGTACGTCTCAGAATTATCATGGACCAAACGGAAAGTGGGGTAACGCTGTTGCTTTGGATAACTTTGGCGCGTATGGAGCCGGGTCCAAATATGCTATCTATACTCCTGCCCAACCGCCTGTAGTTCAGGGCTATCAAAACTGGGGAATCTTCCGCCTACTTCTTGGTCATAGAGGAGACTTAAAGACTTACTATGGTGTAAGTTCTGATATGTGGCAAAATAGTAATTCTGATGCTATGGAAGCATCTGGAGGATTACAGTACACCTTTGGAAATGAAAGGGAAGGGTGGGCTCTAGACCAAATTAACGCTCAGGGGTATCAATCATTCTTTGGGCAAGGAAATGCTCTACCCGGAGCTTTATCTAATGGTGCACAAGGAAGGCGATACTTTACGCAGATAAATCGAGCAGCTCAAGATAGATGGAGTACCTCTGGTGCAGATTATGTTCAAGGTTGGGGTATGCCTGCAGGAAATGCAGGCAAGCCTTCATACTATAATCCTGACTTGAATTACTACACTCCAGCGAGTTTTAGTCCTCACCAAGCCTCAGGACAAGGACATAACCCTTATGTCTTGGGTACTACCGTAGGACTTACTAATACTACTGCCGCTCCTGCCTTCTCGGTTCCTCCGTTGCATGGCGATTGGCAGGGATATATGAGAAACTTCTTAGACGAGACGGCTTCTTGTGTTTTCCAAAACGCAAAACATCTGGCTTGTAGACAAATTGGAGGAGTATCTATCTTTAGAAGTAACACTACTACTGGAGGAGAAGGACGGGATGGACTTGTAACAGAAGTGGATTTCAGTCCGGGAGTTAGGTCTCTAAATATATTTGACCTGGATGCATTAGTATAATGAGTGATAACAAAATTAATAAAAATATTAGGTATTACCTACCCAATGACCCGTATTACTATGAGGTTGATAATCTTCCTATCAAAGACTTAGTAGATAATGATGACCGACTCCAAATACAGATAGACCAACTAAAAGCACAGTTTGATGTTGTTCAGGGCAGGAGTACTTTTGGAGAGTTAAAACCGTTTATTGATGGTGGAAACCCAGGTCGTATTTTTGTAAATCCTGGAAACTTCATGGCTAGAGTAGATTCAGGTTCTGATAGATATACAGGTCTTCAGGAAACCGCCGACAGTAGCTGGATGTCTAACCCTACCCCTTCCAACGGCGACGCGTCAGTAGACACGATAGACATTGACCAGAACGCTCAAGATATTGGAGGAGGAACGGCACGTACATCCTTAGTTAGACTTCATAAAACTTCAGAGGGAACCATCCCCAGCATAGCTATTTCAGAAGGTACCCCCGAGGATTACCCGAGCGATGCCAACTCAGCACCTCCAGCGTACAGGCTTGATTTGGTGTATGTTAAGGGTACTAAAGCAGAAGACCAAGACGGAGGAGAACAAACAGGCGCAACCCTAGGGGTTGTTCGAGGAGCTTATTTTATTAAGGGACCTAGTGGGGGTGCGGGACGTTCCGGGCAGTTACTGTATAGAGAAGATAAAACGATGATTCAGAACGTAAATGACGTTCCAGTAGAGCTAATTGAAGTTAAGAAAAATCCTTCAGATGGACGACCTATGTACACTACAGTACCTACTCCAGATTTAGCAAATAAGTCCAACTCCACAGTCACTCCAATTTCAATGGGAGATGGAACATCAATTGATAAGAGTGCTTTGGCACAATATCTTGAGTCCAATGAAAATAGTTTTATGGGGTGTCCTGTAGCTTATGTATTAGTTCCTTTTAATTACATTGCAGGAACGGAGATTCCGGAAGCCAATGTAATTGATATCCGTCCTTTCTTTAGAACGAGTGAACTTACACTACCTGAACGCCAAGCGATAGCCACTGCCGACCAGCCTAGTATTATTAATCCTTTCATGACGGCGAAATCCTCTAGGAAGTATATGACGAACGAGGTAAACAGAGCTAGTAGCCGAGGAGCCATACAGCAGCAGATTTATGAAGTAGAAAGTATGATTCCTACTTTTTCATCGACTCAGGACTTTGCTGTGTTTGGAAAAGTTATGAACCAAGTGTTCCCTCATAACAGTCAAGCTCAAGGCGCACAAATAAATCCTCAACTTACACTTGCCGCTCCTCTTGCGGCTGGTACCTGGATGGTATTTATAACCCAGCATTCTGGAGTAGCGCAGGGTTCCAGAAACATGGAGGTTGCATTAGTTAATGAGGCAAACACTATAGAATATGGCAAAGTATATTATCATGGCAACGTGTTTAATAGTGATGATGACTCGTATTTTACAAGCGTATTTAAGGGGAGTGTCCCTTCAACCGCTACAGGAGCGGACCAATATTGTAAGGTAAGAGTAACCATAAAAAACAAGAATAACCAAACTCTTACCGGCGGCTGGGGTGGGATGACAGTATATGATGGTTTTGCTATCTATCTTGGATAACTAACCTATATAAAATCATGTGGAAAACCATTTTAAATAATATCAATACTCTCATTTTAGGCAACTGGAAAGCTCTTTTCTTTTTTGCCTTGGGAGCTCTCGCAGGAATTTTTCTGCTTTCATGTTCTATGATTAATGGCGCTATTGATACAACTCAAGAAGCTGTAACGAACGCTGTTGAATACATCCTTCCCGGCGACGAAGAGGAAGTATCAGATACAGAATGAAACTAATCTCTCTAGCTCTCCTCCTGCTTGCATCCTGTTCAACCTTGATGCCCGTTGCAGGAGGAGCAGCTGGAGCAGCAATAGGCTCATTAGGAGGTCCCGGTACCGCAGCCCTCGGCGCTGCAGCCGGAGTAACTACAGCTCAACTGGCATTTCCTAGTGACTCTGCCCCGATAAGCGATGCAGTAGCTTTAGCTGCCGCTCAAACAGGTAAACCAGCTCCAGGCACAGTAGCATCTACACTGCATGAAACTAAAGGTTTGGTGTGGGATTTAGGTTGGATGTACCTACTTATTTTTGTTTTAGTACCTCTTCTTACAAAGAAAGGTCGTGGGTGGGTAAAGAAATTTTCCTCACTCCACAATACAGTATCTCAAAAAGAGATTGATGCACGTGATGAAGCCCAAGATGTAGAAATTAATGGGATTAAAACGTCCATTACATCGCTTCAAAAAACAAAAAAAGAAGTGGCTTTGCAAAACGCAAGACTAGATAACTTAGAATCAATCATAAAGACCTCTCCACAAGGAGTCCAACGTCTTTTAACTGAGGAGAAAAAATAATGAAATATATGTCCGCAGAAAATAACATCCTGGGAATCAAAGGTGTACCTCAAGACTTCGCTAACCTTATTATGGAAGGTCTTGGTGCAAATCCTGTGGGCGAAGCCGAAGTCCCTGCTCTCTACGAAAACAACGGAAAGGTTTTCGGTATCGAAGAAACAGTTTTTGAACACGACGACTTTATGTTCGTCAAGCTCAGTGAACTTTCTGACGCAAGCTTTTCACGAGTTCAGGAATCTAGCTCCCCTCTTACAGAGACGGTTAATTTCAATGATTTGGAATATGGTCTTTCTGAAGACATTTTTGAAATCGAAGGAGAATACTATGTCGGACTTACTGAAGATGTAGAAGAAGAAGACGACGACTCCATTCTTACCGTAGAAGGAACCGACTACTTGGTGGTTGATAATAGTGACGATGCCGATTTTATTGCTTACTTAGCTGAAGGTGATGAAGGTGAGTTTGCTATTGTTGACGAAGAGGATGAGCACGAATACGCTTTATACGTTAGGGAGCTGTAATGTCTAAGTGTCTGGGGGATATCGCTAACGAGATACTCGGGAGACACGGCGTGTCAGATGAAGAAGGTAACATTCAATCGTTCCCTTCTCAAAGTCTTAATGAACAGCGAACACCTTCTCATACTCCATCTACTCCTTCCATCCCTCAGTCTAATGCGATAGGAGGGACCCCAGTTCATGAGGCTATGCCGCCTATGGAAGACACAATGCGGAACAGGTTAATTCGTAATTCTCTCATTGCCGAGGGGAAGATGAGCGACCTAGCAATTAGAGCCGAGGAAGGCGACAAGAAAGCACAACAAACTCTTGATAATATAAATAATCCTGAGTATGATGTACATGCTCCTATTAAAAAGAAGAAACGCCCTAAGAAAAAACTAACGAAGGAAGAGGTAGAAGTTTTAAAAGCCGCTCACCATATACTCCAAGAGATGACAGGCACTGGAAGCATTGGGGTTAATATGGCTGGTGGGGGTTTCGCTCCTGCAACCAATTACACGTATCCTGGAATAAAACTCCCTGGAAAGAAAAAAAAGAAGGAGAAGAAGAAGTACTTAAATATGGAGGGTCATGTGGTTCAAGGAGACCCTATGTTTTCTAAGGCATGGAACACGGGCATCATTAGTAAAATACCAGACAAAAAGACTATGTACTTTACTGGAAAACCACAAAAAATTAAAAGGAGAAAGAAATGAGTTTACTCAGAGATTATTACGGCTTTGGAAACGTACAGATTATTAGTGAAGGTCGGGGAAATGGAGCCATGAAAGTGCGAGGTCTTTTTCAGGAAGCAGAGAAGCCGAATGGAAACAAACGAATCTATAGAAAAGATACTCTAGTTCGAGAGGTACAACGCCTACAGTGCATGATTGGTGAACGTAGATTGATAGGAGAATTAGACCACCCCGCAAATGAAGTTGTACACTTAGCTAATGCTTCTCATTTGATTACCGGACTTCATATGCAAGGTAATCAAGTTATTGGAGAAGCCGAAATTCTTAACACCCCTGCAGGAAAAGTTCTTCAAGAGCTTATTAAATCAGGAGTAAAAATTGGAATTTCTTCCAGAGGTACTGGAACCCTTACCCCCGTTGTTGGCGAAAGCTGTTTTCAAGTAGGGGATAATCTGAAAATGATTACTTGGGATATGGTATCCGACCCATCTTGTCAGGGAGCCTTCCCTTCCCTCCAAGAAAACCAATTAATGGCAGAACAAAGAGAAAATATCGTCGGAGAGATTGACCATCTCAAAGCCGAAAAAGTTTTTATGGCTGCCCTAAAGAAGGGATTAAAACAAAAATAAATTTTTTTTTGGCGTTTGTGCCGAAAATAAGTAAATAAGGTAGAAGAGAAAAATACAATGCAAAATAATATCGATAAAATTGTGGGTACTTTAACAGAAGGGCTTTCAGAGCAAAGTGTTGAAGAAGTATGTACTTTAGTAACTGAAGTGGTAGCCGAACAGGTTGAAGATGAAGTTAAGCTTCTCGAAGCCAAAGTAAGTTCATTTTTACGTCTTAAGCTAGATGAATTAAAGCGAGTAGCTCGTACTGAGTTCGAATCTGAGAGTGAAAATGTAAAAGCTTTGAAAATTTATGAAGCTGTAAAGACCTTAATTTCCACAGACATAGACCATGAAGACATGGATAAAGCTTTAGGCGAGTATGAAAATAAAGTTGAGGACCTTGAAACCTCTGTAAACTCTATGAATGAAGCTCTTAATCTCGCTGTACAAGAAAACACCCTTCTTGAAGACCAAATTACTCGTCTTCAAGACAACAATGCGGAACTCCATGAAAGCAATCAAAACCTTCATGAGCATTCTCAAGTTTTAGAAGAGAGAGGTTCTCTCCCTTTTAAGTCTTCAGAATCCGCAGTAATAATCACTAATGACCCGGACCGCAAGGTACTCTCCGAACAGGCAACTGGCAACCAGTTTCTTTCCGAGGATGTTATTAGACTCTCACAGTTAATAAACGACAGGAGTAAGTAAAAGAAATGCAATATCTCACAGATAATAATTCATATGGCAGAGGTAACCCTCTTGTCGAAAAGTGGGAGCCTATTCTTGAGGGTATCGAAGACGCGTATACACGTGAATCGACTGCAGTCCTTCTAGAGAATCAAGCTCGTAGTGTGCTAACCGATATCCAAAAGGAGCACGGCGACTCAATTCTTTCAGAAACGACTAATGTTGGTAACCTAGGTACCTTTCAAAAGTTCGCTTTTCCACTTGTACGCCGGGTCTTCCCGGAACTAATCGCTAACAAGATTGCTGGTGTTCAACCTATGCAGGGTCCTGTTTCTCAAGTCTTCTACTTGGGTAGTGACAGACTTACCAATCCCGCAGGTGGAGAAGGTAATACCATGTACAGCCGTTGGGACATCACTTACAACGGTAAGATTGCTGGTAACCAGGGTAACCTTGGTAGCTTGGATAACTCGGGTCCTGGAGAATCTGCTCCTGGTGCCGGTAAAATGTTGTCTGCTCTTTCTGCTGACGCTTGGACTGATTCTAAGAACACTGTTGGAGGCTTCATTTCGAACTTCCCAAGTTCTATTAACACAGATTACTACGGTGCAAAGTATAGCGTGTCGAGTGGTGAGACCCTTTCGGGTTCTGCCATTCCGCAAATCAACTTCCATATTGAACAACAGGCAGTTACGGCTCGTACCCGTAAGTTCCGTGCTCTTTGGACGTTGGAGGCTGCGCAAGACCTTCGGGCTTATCACAACCTTGACCTAGAGCGTGAACTTACTGACCTTTTAGGTAAGGAAGTTGCTTTGGAGATTGACCGTGAAATCATCGAAGATATTCGTAACCTAGCTTATGATTGGGGTGCTGGTGTTGGGGGTATTAACTTCCGTGCAACTCTAGAGCAAGCTAACGCTAACAACTTTGGTAGTGACGGTGTAGATTTTACTCCAGGTAGCTACTCCTACCAGATGGAAAACCGTTCTTTCGGTAACCTATCTGAAGGGTGGAATTCTACTTATGATTCCTTGGGTGCTAATCCAGCTGGCACGTTGCAAAACGTGTTCCTAGTTGATTTTGGTACTAGTGCACTTGGACTTGCTCCTCGTCACGTAGGTGAAGTATATGCCAACTTGTTGGCTGCGATTCAATTTGCGTCGCAAGATATCTATAAGAGTACTCTTCGTGGTGCTGCTAACTGGATTGTTACTTCTCCGTTCATTGCTGCTATCCTTTACTCAGCTTCTAAGCTGGAAGGTGGCGCACCTAAAGAGGAAATTGGTCAACTCGGTGCTAACATCCAATACAAAGGTAAGTTCATGGGTCAATTTGACGTTTACGTGGACCCACTATACCCAGATGATGAAATGATGTTGGGCTATAAAGGTTCTTCACCTATGGATGCAGGCTACTGCTATTGCCCGTATATTCCGCTCCAGATGCTACCAACCATCACGGACCCAGAAACCTTCCAACCTAGAAAGGGCTTGCTCACTAGGTACGGTAAGGTCGGTATTGGACCCGAGTCCAGATTCTACCGAATCATCCGTATTATTGGTGCGAACTCCAACTACTTGTTGACTCCGTTCGCTAAGGCTCAATTAAACAACTCGTAATCCAGGATAACTAATAAGGATTAGTAATATTAGAAGCCCGCTCTTTTTGAGCGGGCTTCTTGTTTTTATGCGTCTATATACTGTATAGAACTATGGCAAAGTACGTAACTCCAAATTCCTCCTACGGGTCTACATTCGGTGTAAGAGTAGGAGATGACCCTTCTGTAGCAGCTTCAGCCCTTACTACTTCAGGTAACGGTATTGATTATGATACTTTAAACCGCAGAAGGTTTACTGATTTAGTAGCGTTTAATGAATTTTATACTATAATTAAAGATTCGATTAGGGCTAGGCTCGGACATCCCGTAATTAGAGTAGAATTATCTGAGTTTCAAATTCTAACTGCAATTGACGAGTCTATTTCTCGTCTGGATTATCACGCTCCTGATTGGTGTATTAACTATATGACCTTTCAAACACAGAGGGGAGTAGGTCTTTATAAACTACCGAAGTTTGTATTAAATAATCTACAGTATGCAGCCTACAAAAAAACTTTATTGTCTGTTGCGCAACAAGAAGGAAGTTTAGAATTTGATTTCTTCATTAAGTACTTTCAAGAAAATTTTCTGTTCCAAGACTTTGGAGTAGCTGATTTCTTCATCTTGCAAACCTCTCTAAAAACAATGAGGAGGGTTTTAGGAAGGGAAGGAATGTTTAATGTGGTAAACGGAGAATATTTACAACTATTTCCCGTTCCACGAGAGACAACTGAGCAAGTGGTGGTCATCTTTAAAGCTATAAACACTCCTACCCTTCACCACTACTACATTAACTGGCTACAAAGATACGCTACAGCTGTATGTAAGGGTATTTTGGGACAGATTAGAGGAAAATACACAACTTTGCCTTCTCCTGCTGGGGGGGCTCAACTAAATGGAGCTTCCTTACTCCAGGAAAGTGAAGCAGAAAAAGTCCTTCTAATGCAAGAACTTCTAACGGAAATTGAAGAACCTCCAGCAGCCTTTACTACGTTTGGATAATGGTCACTAACACTACTCTCTCTGGGAATCTAACTCCTCCCAACCCTCCTATGGGTCAGGAGCTTCTAACTATTTTAAGTTCTTCAGGGAATGTAAACGCCACTGCTAAATTGTATGCTGATTTATACTCGGAGCTTAAATCACGAGATAGGGAGAATAGCAATAGGATTAATTTTTACCGAGAATATACTGAAGCTCTTATAACCAACCTCAAAGGGATGTCTGTTGTGGACACCCAAGGACGAGCCCTACAAAACATTGACGTCTTTTTTGGAAACCCTGAGAGGGCTGTGGCTAAGATAAATGAAACCAAAAATCTTCGTCTTCCTGTCATCTCCGTCTCCATTGTTAACACCCAAGAAGATGTGAACCGTAGGAAACCTGATTTTAATGTGGTTATGGAGCGTAAATTTGATGCTATTACTCGTAGAGCTACACGGGTCGTGTCCCTAGCTCCCAAAGCTATTAACCTTATGTATAGAATTAATATTTGGGCGAAATATATTGAGGATATTAACCAGCTTTCAGAACAACTTGAGAATAAATTCCGTCCCTCTCTTCCTCTCATGACCTCTTTCGGTAAGGATACCCCTGCATTTATTGCATATTCTACTGACCAGTCTACACTTACAGCAGGCGATAAACAGGATAGAATCGTTCAAAAAGCCTTCACTATAAACATTGAAGGGTACTTACCCCAGCATAAGTACATTCTAGCTACCAATGGAAAAATTAAAAGTATTATACTTCCTACAGAACTTACCTAAAAAGTTTATCATTCCTGACGCTCAGACTTCTAAATAAGATGTAAGGAAAAGATATAATGCCGAAATCTTCAAGTACCAAGTCTCCCAAATCCGCTGCTAAGGCTGCGCCCGTTGCCATAGCTCCCAAAACTCAGAGAATATGTAATGTTTCGGGCAGCGGATTTGAGGTTATTTTATCGATTGATGGTCTTTGGGAGCATTTTTGGCTGAACGCGGGGGATGCAATTTCTGTCCCTAGAGTTCCTCTTTCCCTTACCGCAAATACATTACTTCAAAATAAACTTATTGAAGTTAGTAATGAAAACTAGGAGAAAATAAATGGCAAGTTTCGTAAGTCCCGGCAATTATGTAATAGAAAAAGATTTTTCTGATTACATCCCCTCCCTTAACAGCACTGTTGTTGGGGTTCTCGGCTTTGGGTCTAAAGGTCCCGTAGATAAAGCAATCTTAGTAACCAATGCTGAACAACTAATCAATACTTTTGGTGACCCACGAACTGTTGTAGGTGGTCAGGGACTTTGGGGAGCTTATCAGATTCTCGAAAGAACTAACTCAGTATACTTTGTTAGAGCTGCTGCTCAAACGCAAAGCGCTGCAAGTGTAAACGTATCCGCTGGTAGTCAACCAGCCGTATGGGTTTCTAGTTTGAGTGGTCTCAACGAATCAGCTGGGGTAGGAGTATCCTATGCCTTCCTTATCGATGTGTGGAACCAAGAGGGTACCAGAATCAATACAGACGGCAACCCTTATGTTATTGGTGTTCCTAGTAGCACTGACCAAGACACTACGATTGGAACTATTAACAGCACTATTGCTACTTACTTAGATAAAGATGCTCCCTTCTCCTTTGCTAGTGGAAGCCCAGGAAATGTAGGTGCTTTCTTAGGCAGGTATGCTGGTGCTGGTGCCTATCTAAAAGTTAGAGGATTCGCTAGTACTGCTAGTCACTTTAGCGCATTAGGTCCCACAGGGCAATGTGCTGGGGGTGGTCCCGGAGCAATCAACGGACCTAACGGTGTTGTATCCGCTCCTTCTGTGAGCGATTTACGAAGTAACGCAGGATTCCTAAACCATGCATATGAACCTTTTGGTTCGGTGAGTGGCGCTGGACAATCCGGAGGCTTGAGAATGTTTGGTACTCCAGGCGTGGCTTACACCGCCATGGAACCACTTGAATTTAGTTGGTTGCATGCCGCAGGTGGAGCTTCCGGGGTTCCCAACTCTGATGGAGACGCCTCTGGGTGGGTAGGGTCTGGGGTTTATTCCCTAGGAAATACCATGGCTGCTACTTCCGCTACGGGAGGATGTATTAACTTGGCTTCCCTTCATCCAGGACTTGGGTACAACTACTCCTCTACCAATACTGGCACAGGAGTTACTACTTATGGATTGAGAGCTGCTGTAAGCCAGAGACGAGGCAAAGACAGTATCGTTGATATCCAAAGTGATGGTGGTACTGCGGAAAGTAACATAGTAGATTTTGTAAATGATGCGAATAGCACTCTTTATGATGTTATGGATGTCCTTAATACTAAGACATACGGAAACAATGAAACTTCAGACTTGTACTACGCACGTTTTGCATACGTAGACGATAATGATTTCTATGTTGGTGCACCAACGACTACACGACCTACTACTTATAGTGGAACCTTTACTGCAGCTGCTCAAAACGGAGTTAGTGGTAGTAGTTTCCAATCTATTCCCATTGATAGAAGTTTACCTCTAAACAATGCCAACGGAGCTCAAACACTAACTTACCCTAAGCTTGTCGCAGGTAATATGGATTTTGTGAGTGGTATCAACGGTGACGCTGGAAGTTACAGTAACAGCCTAACTAACACTAACATTGTTCAAGCTCTGGTTGGAAGCCAAATAAATAGAAGTGGTATGCAAGCCTTTAGGGATGATACCTTAAACCTATCTATGGCTATGGTGCCGGGTATTACTACCCAAGCTATACAAAATAACTTAGTAACTGTTGCGGAACAAACCCAAAACTTCTTGGCTGTTCTTTGTCCTCCAGTAGGATTGAACACTGCTCAAGATGCTATTAATTGGCACAACGGTAAAGGAGATGGTAGAACGAGTGCTCTTAACTCTTCCTACGCTGCTTTGTATTGGTCTTGGTTAAAAACCTTTAACGTATTTACTGCGACTGATGCCTACTTGGACCCGGGTGTTTACGCTATCCGTCAGATGGCATACACCGATGAAATTGCAGACCCATGGTTTGCTCCTGCTGGTTTGCGAAGAGGAAGACTTACTAAGCCTACTGATGTGGAAGTTAAACTTACTCAGGGAGATAGAGATTCCCTCTATGCAGGGGGCAATGTTATTAACCCTATTGTTTCCTTCCCACAAGATGGATTAGTTATCTTTGGGCAGAGAACTACTCAACGAGCAAGCACTGCTTTGGATAGAATCAACGTTAGACGATTGGTTATTCAACTACGTAAGCAAGTTCTTGCTGGAACCAGACGATTTGTATTCGAACCTAATGACGCTATCACACGTCAACAAATCGTAGAGGTGCTACAACCTACGTTACAAGATATTAAAGACCGCAGAGGCTTAGATGCCTTTAAGGTTATCTGTGACGAAACCACTAACACTCCCGCCCGTGTAGATAGAAATGAATTATGGTGTAAACTTATCATTCAACCTACTAAGACTGCGGAAATCCTCATCTTTGAAATTAATGTAACTAGCCAGACGGGAGGTGTCGCAAGTGTTAGTTAGGAAAACCAAACTATATAATATAGGAGATAAATTAAATGGCATTTAACGTAAAAGCAGTCGATGAGTTTTGGAAACAAAGCACTCGAGAACTAGACATTGATATTACCGATGGACACAAAATCACTCACATGTACGATTCATATAGAGCGTACGGGTGGATTGTGAGAATCCCGGGCATCGCTGGCATTCTTG